GCGAAAGATGATGGCCCCCGCTACTACGTGGGTGATCGAGCAAGCGCAAGCCTTGTGGGAATCTGGAAATTTCTTCGAGCTCGACGAAGAGACAAGACAACGCCTCGTTGTTCACGCGACGAATGCGGTTGATCGCGCAACCAGCGATCTCGCGATCAGCAGGATCACTCCAATTGCATTCGCGTTGATTCTGAATGAGGCGCGCGCACTCAAGCGCGAGCTCGCCGCGAACTAATCACACAACGTGTGCAGCACACCAGCTGCACACGTTTGATTTTTTTACGTCTCGGTTCAACACCTTTGTGTCCACAAAGCAGCCCTACGGACTCACAGACCACCTTACGTTCCTTCAAAAAAACGCTCCGCTACCTCTATATATATATATACCTCTTTTTACTACTTACTTAGACTATGACTTTTATCTACTAAGAAAAATCAATCTTGAATGTAAGAATATAAGTAAGTAGCTATAGGTCTTAGAACAAGGTCAAAAACAAAACAGGTCTGATGATCTTATTTTCGTCGCGGAACGCTCCTGAAAAAAAACGTCGAAGATCGCCAATAACCCGCATGTGAACGTGGGTATTACGCCCTGTTAGGTCCGACCAAAGAACGTAAGGAATCGTAATGCGCTCACTGCTTGCGACGCACAAAAATTCCAGCGATGAGCCACAGTAAAACAGCAGCGATCAGTCAGAGGATGGCCCAGAGAAAACGGAGGCGCCTGAAAAATTTCATGATGGTCTTTTACAGACTAAGGGGCTCTTCGCACGGACAAGAAAAAATTCCGGGTCCGTCGGGTGGTTCAGAAAAAAAAATAAAAAAGCCGGTTACCCGGCTCCGACTGGTTACTCCACATGCTCCATAGAGACCAGCCGCAAAATCACTTCACGTTTTTCTCGGACTGATCGGCGAAGCGCCATGTTGACTTTGAAGTCACGCTCACTCAGGGGGGCGCCCCGCTGTGCGCCCTCGGTGCGACCAATGAGGGTCGAGAGCTCCGCGATGGCGTCAACGAGCCCGAGTATGCTTTTCTGTCGATCGTTCATGGTGTCTCCCCACGTCGGTTGAGCTCGGTCAGTGCGAGCTGCGCGTAATCATGCCTGTGCGCTTTGCGCTCCTTGCGGTACACGGCGCGGACCTGATTGGTGCTGCAGGCCAGCAGGTAGTCCACGAACTCTTGGGTGTCTTGGGGAGTCATATTGCCCTCGGTGATACAGAATTGATACATCAGAGGCCCGCCCCCTCGTGTTCCACTCGTTGAGGCTCATGACGATCCCTTGTAGGCACCCTCCAGCGCTTTGCGCAGGTCCCCAGGCCCGTGGTTAGGTTCACGCTCCATGAGCTCGGCCAGTACCTCGTTGTCTTCCTTGCCACCCCAGGTTTTGCGGTAGGTGCCCTGGGCGTACCCGTGATCCTGGCGGAACGTGTTGAGTACGTTCTTGGCGACATAAATTTTGTAGAGCCTCTCCCAGCTGAGGTCGAACTGCTGCATGAGGGTCATGAAGCAGGACGTGCTGATGCGCTTGCGCGCGGCGTACCCAATCATGTTGTCAAGCAGATTGCGCGGGTGCGCGTCGAGTACGTCGGTGGGTGGGTGGCTGAACGCCTCGTGCAGCCGCTGCGCGGCGACGTGATAAACCCCGTCGGCGTTCTGCAGCGCGATGCTGAGGACAAAGTGCCACATGTCCACCAGCTCCAGCTGGATCTGGGCGTTGCCCGTGGGGGCAGGCTGAGCTTTCCACCATTTCCACCCGTAGTGGTCTAGCGCTTCACACGCCTCCATCATGAGCGCGCGGTGCCAGTCGTAGCGGGCTACGAGCCAGCCCGTGTCAATGCGGTTGTTCAGCTCGTTCTGCATGTTCAGCATGACCTGCAGCGGCTTGATACCCGGCCCGAAGTTCATGCGCGTCTCGCGTTCAGAAAACGGAGCAGACCCACCTTGTCGGTGGGCACGTCGATCTCTTCGGTGTTGATGCTGGCGCGTGATGCGCCATCGGTACACATGGACTGGCGGATGCTGGCCGCTTCAGCCTTGGATGCTGCCCAGCGGACAGTGGGGCTGGAGAGTTCAGCAGAAGTAGTGATTCGGTAGAGTCTCATGATGTCGCTTTCAGAGGTTAGATGTCGTGCTTGGAGCGGAGCCCCAAGAACACAGGATGACGTGGCTTGTCTTTCACGCCGACGGGGAAGAACTTGTACTTCACGACGGCGCCAATACGGGCACGGTGGTTGGTCCACCAGTCGCTCTTGTCGGCGTCGTTGAACCCGGTGCCGATGTTAAATTCCACGCCCGTCGTGACGTCACGCACACGAAGTGCGCCCATACGTCCCTTGGGGACCAGGTTGGCTTTGGCGGTGGAGCGTTGGGTACGGCCGAGTTCGTTGGTTTGTGCGTCGTTGGCATTGAACATTTCTTCGATCACTTCCAAGACTTCAGCTTCGCTGTCCTGAAATCGTTTGAGTTTGAGCAAATACCCTTCTTTGGCAGTACTGCGTCCAAACTTGTAGGGGGCCTCGGCGTCACGGAGGATGACGCCTTCGTACCCGCAGGAGACCAGAGCGGCTTCGTATGTCGTGAGCTGCTGCTCGTCTTGAATGTGCGCCTGCGGCAGGACGCCGACGCTGACCTGCAGGCCCGCAGGCCACTTGAACTCCCTCAGTTCCTGCAGGCGCTCGTGGTACGGCGCGTTGCGGTTGTGCAGGTCGAACACATGAAACGCTGCCCCGGAAATGCCCTCGTGGGACATCACGCCGGAGACAGTCTTGCGATACACATCGGGGGCCGTGGGTGAGTCCACGATGAGCTCGCCATCCAACCCGTCCAGTGCGTCCAGGCTGAGGGAGTGGAACAGGTGCCGGTTGGGCACCTCCTTGAGGCTGCGGGTCAGAAGTCTGCCGTTCACCACGCTGGCGCGAATGCCGTCCAGCTTGGGTGAGGCCATGAGGGGGAAGCGCAGCAGCGCGGGGTCAGCGTCAGCTGCGAGCATGGGTTTGAACATCAGTGGGCCTTGAAGTGGGTGACCAGGCGCAGCGCCTTGATGTGCAGGGCGCTGTTGTGCCTGGCCGATGCGATGACGTGCGCGAGCGCACGCTCGGCTGTCACCTCTCTGTTGAACACCAACGGGAGCACGCTTCGGAACCAGCGTTTTTTGGTGAGGTCCCAGACGTAGTAAACATCCCAGTTCTCGCTGTGTGCTTTGGCGCGTTCCTCGGTGGTGAGATCATCGTTCATAGAGCTTAGATTATTGGCCAGGCGCCTGCGCGCCCTGCGCAGTGTTGACGCGAGGGTCTACGCGAGATTGGCTATAGGATAACGATGACGGCTCCTTGGGGTAACCAGGAGGTGGTACAGCAGCACCAGCGTGAGTAGGAGTTCATAGAACGATGACGCCAGGCGCTGGACCAGGCGTATCGCGTGTAACGCGGTGGAGACCCATCGCAGGATGGTTTGGGCGATCGTGAGAGTCATGGTTCAGGCCCTGTGTGGTATTGGATGAGGGCTGCCAATTTGTGCCGAGGAGTCACCCACGAGCGGAAGTCCCCAGCAGAAACCTCGCAGTCCCAGTTCACTCCAGGGAACCACACCCCACCCTCTTTGCAACCGACCATGACGCCGACTTTACGACCCTCCTCGTACCGAGTGCGCAGCCACTGCTGTTGCAGTGCGGAGAGCATCGGCCGAGTACCATAGGCCAGAGGGATCAGGGTATCGTCTCGTGCGGGCAACTCGATGAACTTGTACTCCACCCATAAGTCATCTTGTGGCCCGCTGTACCACACGTCGGGGACCCCAGCGTTATACACGTTGTGGTTCTTCATGCGGTACAGCGCCGAGGGCAGCAGCCGGTGGACCGAGGCGATGAAGGTCGTCTCGGGCTTGGTGCTCAATCGGCGTCCCCCGTTTCCTCCGAGACGTACACGACGTGCATGCCAGGTTTCAGGTTGCGCATGGCTTCGACGAACGCTGCATCGTCCATGGGTTTTGATTTGACCTCGGGCTTGGCCGCAGCCTGCGCCATCAGACGACGCTCGACCAGGCGGATATAACCAGCGATGTCGTGCCACGAGTCGGGGTAGTCCGGGTCGCCATTGAGGATGCGCCCGATTTTGTGAGCAGTCATCTCCAGGGCCTCGCGCTGGTCGGGAGCCAGGTCGCACCAATTACGACCGCTGGCCATGGCGTCCTTGATGTTCTGGGTGACGCGGGCGTGCTCGTCGAATTCGCCGTAGCGCTTGCCGCGTTCGTCCAGGGTGGTGTCAATATTGCTCATACAGAAACTTTCGAAAAGAGATTTTGGTGGATCATGCAGACCAGTTTGGCCTGGTCGAAAGCGTCGGACAGCGCGTTGTGCTTCACGCCTGAGAGGGCAACGCGCAGATCCTTGGCACCAGGCAGATTCTTGTAAGTGCGAACGCAACGGCTGTTCCAGAACTTCCAGGGCGCCTCAACGCTGCACTGGGCGTAGGCATGGGCCAGCATGGGCAGATCAAAGTCTGCTCCGTTGGACCACACCAGACAGTCGCCGGCGCTCATCCAGTCACTGAGCTCGATCAGCGCAGAGTCCAGGTGCTCCTTGGCCTCGTGGAACACGGCTTGGGCCGCCGTGGGTTGCTTGAACCACCAGATCAGGGTGTCCTCGCTGATGCGGCGTCCCAGGGCCAGGTTGGAGTCCACCGAGATGGATCGGTAGAACCCCTCGGGATCGATCTCGCCGGTCTCCAGATTGAACTTCACCGCGCCGATGCTCAGGATGACCGCATCGGCAGTGGTGCCGAGGGTCTCCAGATCGATCATGACATGGTTGCTCATGTCAGCGCAGCCTCAGCAGCGTCGAGTTCGGCAGCGCGGGCCTGGCGTTTCTCAGCACCCTTCGCAGCAGCCGCCACTGCCTTGTTCAGCTTGGCCTCAGCAGCCGCCGCCGCCTTTTCTGCATCGGCGATCAGCCGAGCGGCTTCCTTCTTAGCGGTGGAGAGCTTCTTGATAGCGGCGCCGACATCGCTCTTGAAGGGCCTCAGATCGAATTCAGCTTGCTTCCCCAGTACGGCGAGGTCCTTGCGGCCTTGTTTGATCTCAGTGGCGGTGAGGGCTTTTGGTTTACGAGTTGCCATGGTATTTCTCCTTGAGTTGGCGTTGGTACGAGACTTCATTGAGCCGAACGGCTCGGGAAATAAGGCGGGAGATGATGGACTCCCGCCGCTGACTGGCCGCCTCGAGATCGAGGCAGGCCAGGACCTCAGCTTCAGTCAGATCGTTGATGACCTGGTTGAGCTGAGAGGCCGAATGCAGCGCTTGGTGCATTCGGAACACGCTGGGCGCCGTGCTCATCGCCGGGCGACAACGCCCCGCTTCATGGGCTTGGCTGCAGGCTTGGCTGCAGGCTTGGCGTTGAACTGGGTCAGGTCGGGTTCCTGGTTCAGCAGCTCGCGTGCTTCTGCCTGGCGGGAGAAGTGCGCGCCCAAGTTCGTATTGGGCTGAGCGTCACCGAACACCAGAGAGGCGTAGTCCAGCGCCTCATTGAATGAGACATGGGTCACGACACCGACCGGAGGGGTCTGGAACGTGCGAGCCACAGCCTGCACGTAGGAGTCGAACGCCTTCAGCGCCGTCGGTGAGACCTTCAGCGTCCACATCGGGGTGTCCTCGTCCGCATCAGGTGGCAGGACCGCCAGCATGCGGCCATTCTTACAAGCCTTGCCAGCCCCATCCGACCCAAAGGCGTTCATTGGGCACTCGGCGCAGGTGTCAGCCTG